TCACCACGATTTGTGGGTTAACAGGAATAGTCATGAAGATGTTGACGGAAGAAGAATTAGAGATTGCAGTCCTCAAACACGATAGACGCAGAAAAATATTTGAAGAGGATGGCTTAACAGAAGACGAGGCGTGGAATCTTGCAGATGTACTCTTCGAAAGAGACAAAGAAGGCTTAGATGATAGGAAGCTTTGTTATGAGTGCAAGAACCACAATCGTTTACTAAAAAACTGCAAGGTTAAAAATCCTTTTTTTCTTCCGCTCATATTGCAACGCTGTCCTCAATTTGAACTGAAAGGAAAGAAATGATTTCTGATGACTTTGCTTACTGGCTAGGTATTCATGGAAAGCCAGCCATCCTTCCAAGCCAATGTAAGGCTGTCGAAAATGTCATGTCTCGTACCCCTGAAGCTGACCTAATCAGCGTCATGTACTACGGCAGTGACGATCTAGCTATCAAGGCATTAAAAGAACTCAAATACCGTTTTGTGGACGAGCTCAATGCTTTGGAAGAGATGAACCAACACCAAGCAAGAAATAACGAAATGGAGATGAACAATGCGTCTGATTGGAATTGATCCGGGCGCGTCTGGCGCAATAGTTTTACTCGATGACGGTGTACCTATTGAATGGATGATGATGCCTACGATGAAAGTGGGCTCTACCACCAGAGTCAATGCATCGGCTCTCAGTAGCTTTATCTATGATTGTGATGTTAAGCTGGCGCGAGTAGAGCATGTTCACTCCATGCCCAAACAAGGGGTAAGTTCGTCCTTTAATTTTGGACACTCGTGCGGAGTTATAGAAGGCGTGCTTGGGGCATTTGAGGTATCGATACAACTCGTTACCCCACAGAAGTGGAAAAAGAATGCTGGGTTGATTGGCACCGACAAGGATGCCTCCAGAGCTAAAGCAATACAACTCTTTCCCAAGTGGCGTGCATTAGATAAAAAAGGTGAAGGTCAGGCGTTAGCTGATGCCTGTTTCATCGCATTGTATGGAGCGTGACATGAACCAAAAAGATATTAACGACGCAGTCGATTATTTGTACACCCATGGACGCAAGTTCGCGGAGGCTAAAGCACATCGCGTGTACCTAGAGGAATACCGCAAATCTCAAAAAGCAATGCTTATGAAGAAAGCTATGTCTTCAGGCGGTTGTAAGACCGTTGCATCAGCGGAGATCGAGGCTTATGCCGATCCAACTTACATCGAGGTACTCAAGGGTCTGGAAGGGGCTGTAGAGCAAGAAGAGACACTCAGGTGGGGATTGGTATCAGCACAGGCACGCATTGATGTCTGGCGTTCGAATGAAGCATCTAACAGGGTCATGGACAAGGCGGCGGCGTGAACGGAAGCTATAAAAAGAAAGAGCGTGAGTGGGTTCAGAAAGTTAAAGAACAACCTTGTTCAGTTTGCGGAGTGCCACCACCTAGCGATGCCCACCATATCAAGCAAGGTAAGCACTACACAGTTGTAGCGTTGTGCAAGTCTTGCCATCAAGGATCAAATATGGGTTGGCATGGCAATAAGCGTGCATGGGCAATTGCCAAAATGGACGAGCTCGATGCATTGAATGTGACTATTGAAAATGTATTCAGTTCTCGATAGCCAACTGTCTCTTTTCGATACAGTGCCACATGATCCTGATGTCATGGCTGTATTGCGTTATTGCCGGGTAAAAGGGTTCCCTCACTACGATCTAACACTGGAACAAAAGATGGCTGACTTTGACAAGTTATGCCGATTTGATTTGGATAAGATTATTCAGGATGGCTATGTCAATCAAACCCTGCATGCTATGGGATTGTGCTGGACATACTTTCCACATCACTGGGCTATTCGCACGCGCAATATGAAGACCGCGATCGATGTATGGGAAGACGATGAGCTATTGGTCAAAGCAATCAAAAGCAGAATCAAGTGGGGTGGCAAAGTAGGTGAAGATGGATTCATGACTGACTCCAATCTGCGAAAGGCTGTGCGTACTTATTCCGGCGTGCAACGGGTTAGCAACTTCAGACCATCTGCGGCGGCGGCTATCTATCGCAAATACTGTCCACCGGGTGGCACCGTATGGGATATGTCATCAGGCTTTGGCGGTCGATTGATTGGAGCTTTAGCAAGTGGTTCAGTAGGCACCTATTACGGATGTGATCCATCTACACCCACCTATGCTGGTTTAAAACAGATACAGGAAGACTTTGCAGGCAGGATGAACATTCACTTAGCCAAGCAGGGAAGCGAGGTATATAAGCCTCCTGAGCCCGTAGATCTATGCTTTACATCACCACCTTACTTTGACACTGAGGCTTATAGCCATGATATGGAGCAAAGCTGTATTGCCTATCCCAGTGTTGCAGGCTGGAACCATCATTTTCTTAGGAAGACAATCCAGAACTGCAAGAGCGTTTTAAAGGCTGATGGATACCTAATTCTCAATGTAGCCAATGTAGCCAGCCACAAAACTCTTGAGGCTGATACGATTGCTATAGCTCAGGATGAGGGTTTTACCCTTGTGGAAACCTTAAAAATGAAGCTTTCCTCAATAAATTTTGCAAAAGTTCACAGGTTTGAGCCTATTTTTGTGTTTAAAACAACAAACTAAGGGTTTTCCTTAGAAAAATAATTGAAATAGTTGTTGTAAGACTCTAACTTTGAGTTATACTTTCCTTACTGCAACTTCGCAGGTTTATTAAAAAGGAAACGAATCATGATTACAGAAACTCAAGCAACTATCCAAGCTCTTGCAACTATCGAGTCTTTATCTAATGACATCGATGAGCTTTATGTACTCGACCAAGAAGCTAAAAAATTAGCAGAGCGTGTCAAAACTTTAAAAGCAAACATTGCTAACAAATACGATGTAGGCACACACGCTGGCGAGTTGCACTCTGTCAATGTTGCATTGTTTGAAGTAAAAGGCACTGTTGACTACGCCGCTCTCTGTGTTGCTTATGGCATTACAGAAGAGACATTAAACAAGTTCCGCAAAGAAGGTCGTGCTGACATTCGTGTTACACCTAAGAAATAAGGATTGCCACCATGACTGATATCAACAAAGACTTCAGCAAGGTGGCACATGTCACCTACTTTGATCCAATGGTTCACAAAGGTGCTGATGACATGTGTTTTGTCTGCTTACACGAGTTGGACTTGCATGCTGAAGGCGAGTATTGGCACCCTATCAAAGTGCGTCGTGATCTGCTTAAATTTATTGAAAAGCATGGCACTGAGTACTACAAGAATGAAGCTTTACGCCAGTTCAACTTAGGCAAAGACAAACGCAAAGAAGACTGTCCTTATCTTTAATTTACCGGGGGCGCGAGCCCCCATTTAGGAGAACATTATGTACGGATCATTAATCAACAGATTGCAAGAGCGCATGGTAATCGGTGCTCCAGAACCAACAGTGGGCATGGGAGTAACTATGACTTCTTATTCCGATCGTCACGCAGGCACCATCATTGCAATTAAGAAGGTAGGCAAAGGCACAATGCTCACAGTGCAATCTGACACCGTAAAACGCATTGACAAAAACGGTATGTCGGAAAGCCAAGAGTACGAGTACACACCTAATCCTGATGGCGCAATCCATTACTACAAGCAAAAGGAACCTAACACTCGCTGGGTGCATGGATACATCAAGCCAGAGACTGGTAAGTTCAACAAAGCCACTGGCGGCTTATTTATTGGTGAACGCGACGAATACTACGATTTTTCTTTTTAAACCATGGGGGCGCAATGCCCCCTTTCTTTTGGAGGCTGTATGAATACAACTGATGTAACAATTCGCTGGAGGCTCGCAGGCTGGATTCCACCATCTGAGCAGGCTGAGTATCGACGCAAGTGGGAAAACAGCAAGAACCCCCCTCAAAACGAGCTAGAAGTCCTTGAAATCAATTGGGACTTCATGAAGAATTTGGACAAGCTCACCTGCATAGCCAAACCATCAGGGAAAACACCTAGATAAATAAATGTTGACAGTAGACTCTAACTTTGAGTTATACTGTTAACACTGCAATCGAGCAGGTTTATTTAGGAGATCAAAATGGGATACGGTACAGACGGCATTCACAACGAAGTTGCATACGCTAATGCAATTCATCGCAATATTATTGGCAATGCTCATAAAACATGGCTCAAAGCTGATGAGCGTCATGAGGGCGTTTATGAATATCTGCGCGGCTTCTTGCCAATTGACCGCGATAATTGGGAGCCAGTTAAGTTCATCGAGAAGATGGCTAAAAGCTTGTTTTGTGACTTTGGCAAATTGAGCCCAAAGCAGGTCGATGCTGTTATCAAGTATCAGGCTGACACTCAAGCTCGTCGCGAAGCATTTGTCAAAGCTGTAGAAGAGCAAAAGGCTCACAGTGCATTTTTAGGTGTAGCTAATGAGCGTATGGAATTTAAATTGCATGTGGACAAAATCGTTGAGTTAGAAGTACAGAAGTTCTCCTACTACGATAGCTCCATCATGCGTATCTACCTAATGCGTGATGAGGCTGGTAACCGCGTGGTGTACAAGACCAAGACCAACTGGCATATGAGTGCCATGGACGGCATTTGCATGTTTGTGGAAGAGAAGTCTGACATCACAATTAAAGCTACTGTCAAAGCTCATGCTGACTACAAGGGTGAGAAGCAAACCATCATCCAGCGTGCTAAGGTTTTATCAATTGCTGTAAAGGAAACAGAGGAGGCTTGATGCCTTCTCTAACTTGATGTTAGAATGTTCATACTGCAATGATGCAGGTTTAATAAAGGAGTTAGATATGTCATATGAAGCTGAAATTGAAACACGAGTTGCTGGCATTCCATGCCTCATAGGTGTGATTACTTATGAGTCTGTAGCAGGCACTGGCAACTACTGGGAAGACAGCGATGTCGATTACTATGGTTATACAGAATCAGAGTGGGAAGTGCTGGATCGTCGCGGTCGCAAAGCTCCATGGCTGGAGCGCAAATTGACTGACAAAATGCGCGATGAGATTGAAGAAACTATCAATGAATATTTTAACTAAGGGGAACTAACATGTCAGACTCATCAAACATCACCGATTTCAAGACCATGGCAGAGATGGTCAACAACCTTAATGAGGGACGCAAGATGATCAAGTATTGTGACTACATTGCTAATCTCATCCAGAAGAACCTCAAGTTCGATGACCATCGTTATCTCAGCATGCTAACTAGCGTAGGCACCATGCAGTATGACCTCAATCCTGATGGTTCTTTCCGCTCGACCACCAAGACTATCTTCGTGGAGGATATGAACGGTAACAAGTACAAGATCACTGTGGAGGAAGCATGAACCGCCAAGAGATTGACGAGATGATGAAGGATCTGCCTTCACAACAACCCCCGGAGGAAACTCTGGGGAGCAAAATACTAATTGGATTAGTATTCGTCGCTTTATTCGTTGGCATGGCATTGATGCCTGATGTATTTACTAATCGCACAGTAGGGTATGACTGCCGCCTAGCAGAAATATCCCCAGACTTCCCAACACAAGTTCGTAACGAGTGTCGCACCCTTCAAAGACAATATAAGGAATCACATGGCAACCAAAAAACAAATAGCTAATGCAGTAGCAAAGGACGCAGAGCAGTTCGATATGCCAAGTCGCGTTAAGGACTGGATCGACCGCGCTGGATCCATCATGTCGAAGCAAAAGAGCGAGATCGACGACCTCAAGAAAGAGAACCAAGAGCTCAAGTCATATCGCGCATGGGCTGAGAAGCGTATCCTACAGATGGATACATACGATAAAGAAAACGGTTAAGACTACGGGGAAGGGCTGACACTATTCGGCACAGGCTATATGAAGCGACATGTATACAAAAAGACTGTCCTTCCCCACCCAACAACGATAAAAATGAAGAAGAGAAATGCACCTGATAACTTGTAAGAATTGCAACAAAGACTTTGATGGAATCATGGGTCAATGTGGGGGAAATAATGCTTGCACAATCTATAGATGCACCCATTGTCAACATGAAAAAATTGTTGAGCGTGAACCTATTGATTGGTCAAAAGCATTAATTGGAAAGGCGAGTGAGAAATGAATGAACCAGTAGCCCACAGATTTAAATGGGAAGAGCAAAAAGAATGGCAGTATGGCGATGGTTACGATGCAACAGGCGCACCTAACGACCCTGATTACTTTGCGTATGAACCTCTTTACACCCATCCAGCAGACCTAACAGATGAGGAAATATTAGAAGTGTTTGTAGAAAACTATGGCGATGACATTCTTCCTAACATACAAGCAAGCGGAATTGAATTTGCTAGAGCAATACTAAGAAAGGCACAACAGAAATGACTACCTTCACAACCGAAGACCGAGAGAAGGCAGAACAGAGACATACCTGCTCAACATGTGCCTGCGAATTCACTGATGGAGAAGGTGGAGCGGTAGGACATTTCGGAATGATCCCTGTAGCATTTTGCCCATTTTGCCTATCATCAATATACGAGATGGTAGATCACCAAGAATGAAAAGACATCATGGCTGGTGTAACGGTCAAAATCCCATAATGCATCCTGATGGATGGGATACAGATGAGAATGTAGACAACTGCACATGGTGTAGCGGAGAGAAAGGATTGCTCAAGCATTACCCACAGAACAATATGACGGAAGACGAGCTCCTCGCGAAACATTTTCCGCAGGTTAGAAAACTCCTGAACAAAGACAGTTCACAATAACCCTGCTTTAAAGTTATACTAATCACATAATGCACTGAAATATTGTGTGAAAGGTTAGTAAATGACTAAGGCAAAGATAGGAAGACCATCAGAGTTCTCTCAGGACATAGCTGACGAGATCTGTCTAAGGCTCTCACATGGGGAGTCACTAAGATCCATAGTAAAGGATACGAACCTTCCAGCACAAGCGACGATCTACAATTGGTTGAATAAAAACCCCACCTTTTTAGAGCAATACACGCGTGCGCGTGAAGAGCAGGCTGAGACGATGGCTGATGAGATCGTGGCGATCGCTGACGAAACCCCCCAGACCGCGCCCGTATTCAACAAGGATGGGGAACAGATCGATATCAAGCTGGACAGTGCTTACATCCAGTGGCAACGCCAAAGGATTGACGCACGCAAGTGGACAGCCTCCAAATTGCGTCCTAAGAAGTATGGCGACCGCGTAGTGCATGCTGGTGACGATGACAACCCTATGGTTGTCGAAGCCAACCTAGGGGTGTTTGGTGAGCTCCTGAAGGCAATCAAGATGGAAAGGCAGGCAGAGTAATGCATGATTCAACTGAGAGCTGGGAAATCATTAAAGAGCGACTAAGGAAACTTGGCTTGCTATGAGTGCAGTAAACGCTGTACTTGACGACGAACCCTCCCTGAAGGAGGAATACACCACCCTACGCCCAATAGCCCAAGCTGTCGTCAACTGGCAGATGAAGTGGCTTAGGAGCGCACATAAGCATCAAATCGAACCACCGGGCGACTGGTGGAACATCTGGTTGATGCTCGCAGGGCGCGGTGCAGGTAAGACACGCGCTTCCGCAGAGACATTACTATCATGGGCATGGGAAGAGCCACAGACACGCTGGCTTATCTCCGCGCCCACATCAGGTGACATCAGGGGTACCTGCTTTGAGGGCGACTCAGGTCTACTCAATGTCTGCCCCAAGGAATTGATCGCAGACTACAACAAGAGCCTCCATGAGCTAAAGCTCATTAATGGCTCTTTCATCAAAGGTATTCCAGCGTCCGAACCCGAACGCTTTCGTGGTGGTCAGTGGCATGGAGCGTGGTTGGACGAGGTAGCCGCATGGGATTACATCCAAGAGTCATGGGACATGATCCAGTTCGCGGTTCGTCTGGGAAAGCGCACGCGCATCATCGTATCGACTACACCCAAGCCTAAACCCCTCATTATGGATCTTCTTAGCAGGGAAGAGGACGATGTAGTGGTCACCAAGGCATCGACCTATGTCAATGTGGCAAACCTCGCTAAATCGTTCCAGAAGCAGATCCTTCAGTACGAGGGTACGAAGCTAGGGCAACAGGAGATCCATGCCGAGCTGATCGATCCTGAAGCGTCTGGCATCGTTAAGAGGGAGTGGTTCAGGATGTGGCCTTCCAACAAACCCTTCCCTAAGTTCGAATACATCATCCAGTCCTATGACTGTGCTACATCCGACAAGACCTATAACGATCCGACAGGCTCGATTACCCTTGGGGTCTACAAGCCAATGGACGGAGGAATGTCTGTCCTCATACTCGACTGTTGGCAAGAACACCTTCAGTACCCTGATCTGCGACCCAAGGTTATCAGCGAGTACGAAGTGGTATACGGGGAAGGGCGCGATCGCAAGCTCGTTGATCTCGTACTAGTGGAGGACAAATCCGCTGGCATATCCCTGATCCAAGACTTACAACGCGCCCACATCCCAGTGCATGCCTATAACCCCGGTCGAGCTGACAAGATCCAAAGGCTATCGATCGTGGCAAACATCATCAAAGCAGGGCGCGTATGGGTGCCTGAATCAGGAGTGAACAAAGGGTTCGTAAGGGACTGGGCAGAAGGGATGGTCAGTCAGATCTGCTCCTTCCCTGAAGGCACCGAGCATGACGAGTTCGTGGATTGCATCAGCCAAGGATTGCGGTATCTAAGGGACGCAGGCTGGATTAGTATCGACGCGTTACCAAGGGAAGAGATCGAGCAAGAAGACATTACCGATGCAGAAATCTATAACATGAGAGGCAGAGAAAACCCCTACTCAGCGTAGGGAATACTAGTGCCACTAGTAAGTAGAAACCCTAATGAGGAGGAAAGATGAGCAATGAAGATTACATGTACTACGAAAGAACCGAAGGCAAATACAGTCGAACGCTCCACCTCGACGGTGTGCGCCTTACTGTCACGAACAACACATTCGAGATCAGCGTCCACGACAACACCGAGATCTGGGAACAACTTGCAGTGCAAAACCTGCGCGAGTGGATCAAGTGGCGTAAAGAACAAGCAGAGATGCGAGAACCTCGGAGTGTGTCAAGGTGATGGGCGTTGCCCAGATTGCAAATGGATAGCATAATTACATTATTAAATTACAGTGGAACAAATCGTGCCTGACAAGTTGCCCCCACATATTCGCGCCCAGATAGAAGAGTTCAAGCGTAAAGCTGAGCATAACTCTGCGCTGAGTAAGGAGTACAACAACTATTACGATCGGTTTTACACCAAGGATCAACCCACCTATGAGCAATGGCTCAAGATGAAGGGTTATCAGAAGATGGCTAAAGGTGGCAAAGTAGACCGTCGCCCATTCGAGAACTCTGTACAGCGCGAACTAAGACATTTACGCAATGGCACATACAACGCGCCCTTGTCACGAGAAGAACAGTTCCAAGAGAAAATCAGACAAAGACTGTTGGAAGAGCAAGCCAAGAAGCAAAACAATATGGCAAAGGGTGGTAGTCCATCCCTCAAAGAAATGCGTGACGAAATCATCAAGCATGGTGGAACCTATGAAGGTCGTCGATTCGAAAGGGCATCTGATGAAATACCACACTTGCTTGAAAGCTATTCACCAGAAGCATTAAAAGGACTATTCAGGGGTGACAATGCTCGCGCCCTGATGACAATGAATCCTGCTGACTTTGAGAAGTACGCAAAACAAATCCCTGAAACCAGTGCTAGAGCTAAATTCAGCCGAGGTCATCATGACCAACAGTTTGAAGGCACAATGGATGAATACCTTAAGCATCTAGCTGAGATTAAAAAATTTAGCGAAATACCTTATTTAGGGGTTAACAAAGGAACCGCAGGCGAGGTTCAACTGCCATGGATATCCGAGCATGAGGGTAGACACCGTAGCCGAGCACTTGCTAATCGCGGTCACAAAACCTCGTTAGTAGAGTTCATCCCAAGGGCAGAACTGCGCGAACCTTTTCCAAGACGGCACAGAGACGAATACATTGACGCAATCCGCAAAGAGATGGCACTTTCTGGTAACAGAGTAAAACCAGAAGAAATGTATGACGAAAACACCAAAGAAAATGTTCGCAGAAAGATCATTCAATTGCCAGACTTATATGCTGATGGTGGATTGGCAAAGCACACGAAAGACAGCAAGGTAAAACATACCGTCTACCATGGCACGATGTCAGGTAAAGATTTTAAGAAGTTTAGAACGCCAGCCTATTTTGGCAATCAGCAAGTGGCAAACCAATTTGCCGACCCTGAATACATGTATGGCACCAGCAAGTTGGAAAAGGGTGAGCACCCTCATGTAAGACCAGTCAAGTTAAATTTAAAAAACCCAAAGATATTTACTACTGAAGACGAATACGAACAGCATGTGATGGAAGGTGGATTAGATCCTGAACACTGGAAGAAAAAAGGGCATGACAGCGTAATTTATGCGCCTAATGGTGATATTAATCATCCTGACGCTTACTATGTAGCTTTCCATCCCAGTCAAATTAAATCAGCAATATCACATAAAGCAGAAGGTGGAAGCATGGATACTCCCTCATTAGCGCAAATGCGTATGAAACTAAATCAGCGCAGTAACCCAGACTTCGTGGACAACATCGGTATTAACGAAGTGCTGGATATGTCGCCCAAGATGTACATGAATCCAGATCCTAAACACAATGGCTTTCCATCAATCGGTGGCGTATCGGATCGCAATGGTTTACCTGTTGGCGGTACTGATCAGAATCCAAACCAGCCGGGCAATCAATTAGCTCCGATGGAACCTGCTCCTCCACCCAATCAGCAACCTCAAGGTGGCGCACAAGGATTGGGAGCACAAGCTCCTCAAGATAACGCGCCCCAAGGGTTGGCACCACAAGGAGCAACTCCTCCATCAGGCAATCTGTTGTCACTAACACCTCAAGGTCAAATGATGGGCGCGATGACACCAAACCCAACTGGTGGTGGCATGGCTAAAGGCGGTAAGGTAAACCCTAAACAAATGGCGGCGATTCGCGCCAAGATGATGATGCATAAGAATAAGAAGAAGCATCACATGAGCTTCTTTGCTAAAGGTGGAGAAGCCGAAGATCCAAAGTATGTACCAACCAGTAACCCTAAGCGCGTGCTGTTCTCTGCTAAAGGTCATGGCGATGTCCAAGGCATCGTCGTACCACGCCATATGTGGGAAGGATCCGCAGGCAAAGGTCGCAAAGTCGAAGGAATGAAAGAGATTAACAAAGCGCGTGCCGAAGTCTACGGAGCTGAGAATCGCCCTCCACTTACCATTGGTCAAGTTGGTAAAGTTCACAAGGCACACTTGAACGAGCACTTTGCCAAGCCGATGGAGCAACAACTCGCTGATGAGAAAGAAGCTTTAGCTCGTTTGCGTAAGGCTAAACACATTGGGCATGGTTCCAATACTTTGGACGAATCCGAGAAGCTGGACACTGTAAGACACGAACGCGACCCACAAGGACGCGCTTATGTCGGTTATGCATCCAAAGGCGTGGCAGGGCATTCCCTCTACACCTCTGGACATGGTGAGCACGAAGAGCATCATGCGATCAATACATGCCCCGGTCAGACTGTTGGCTGTGGTGGTGGACATGACAAACATGGCATCATCGATACCTCTAAGGGAACCTGTTTCGCGCCCAATGCTGAATCACAATATGTAAACGCGGCAATTCGACGCGCCAGCCACGAGCAAGCCAAGCATGATCCCAAGATGACTAAGGACTGGATCCTTGCTCACACACACTCATTAAGAAACGCGGCTAACCAAGCTGACAAGAAAAACCTTGTCACCCTCTTCCGTCCTAATGTGGTGGATGAGACTGATGTGTCTTCACGCCATGTCATTAAAGGATTGAACAAGCAACGCAAAGCAGACGACAAGCCTATGATTATTGCGAACTCATATGGCAAGACCAATGAGCTTCACGATCCTGCTAATGGTTATTTTGTAACGCATTCGAATGTAGGCCCTAAAACTAAACATGGGGCATCGATTGCCGAGAATATCT